TTGCCATAGATGCGCTAGAACTACCGTCAAAGGATACGGTTCCTGTTACATCTCCCGTTAGTTCAATGGTACGGGCTGTGGTAAGGGCTGCTGCAGTACCAGTGGTGTTGGCATTAATGGTTGCTGGAAGGCTGAGAGTTACTGCTCCTGCTGAGGCAGAAACCGTTACCTCATCAGCGGTTCCAGCTAGACTAGTTACGCCTGTATTGGTGATTGTTAAGGCAGCGGTCTCAGAGCCTGATCCTGAAACTTCAATACCAGTTCCTGCTGCTGCGGTAGCAACATAGTTTCCAGTAGTATCGGTGCCAAGGGCAACGCTGTTGGCTGCAATCGTGGTTGCCATAGATGCGCTAGAACTACCGTCAAAGGATACGGTTCCTGTTACATCTCCCGTTAGTTCAATGGTACGGGCTGTGGTAAGGGCTGCTGCAGTACCAGTGGTGTTGGCATTAATGGTTGCTGGTAGGCTTAGGGTTACGGCTCCTGCTGATGCAGAAACCGTTACTTCATCAGCGGTTCCAAGTAGGCTAGTGACCCCTGGATCAACAGAAATAAAACTAAAAGAGTTTGTTGAATCATTATATGAGACTGTTATATTTGTTTGAGTTCCAGCTGCTATTGCAGTAGAAATTGCATCTTGAGCTCTTTCATCTGTAAAGTATAAATTTGTTGAACCTTGAGTAAGATTGTCTGTTGTTTTTGTACCAAGGGCGGTATCAAAATCTTTTATTGTATAATAATTTGTACCGTCGTTTGTAAATTCCCAAACATCTGTTGATTCATTCCATCTTATATCGGTATTAGGAGATGTTCCTCTTTCTATTTCAATACCAGCGTTTAAAGAAGGAGATCCAGTTGTTCCAGAGTTTAATGTAACTAAATTATCTTCTACTAAAAGTTCTGTGGTATTAATATAGGCAGTTGATCCACTTACAATTAAATTTCCAGTAACAGTAAGATCATTGCTTATAGTTACATTATCTGGTAATCCAATTGTTATTGTTGCTGATTCAGAACCAGATCCAGATACTTCAATTTCATTATTAGTACCCGCAACTGTAGCGACATAGTTTCCAGTTGTGTCAGTACCAAGCGCAACGCTATTAGCTGAAATAGTTGTTGCGATAGATGCACTTGCGCTACCATCAAAGGACACGGTTCCTGTTACATCTCCAGTTAGTTCAATAGTGCGGCTTGTTGCAAGAGCGGCTGCAGTACCAGTAGTGTTGGCATTAATGGTTGCTGGTAGACTTAGGGTTACGGCTCCTGCTGAGGCAGAAACAGTTACCTCATCAGCAGTTCCAGCTAGACTGGTTACGCCTGTATTAGTAATCGTTAATGCTGCGGTCTCAGAACCTGAGCCTGAAACTTCAATGCCAGATCCTGCTGCTGCGGTAGCAACGTAGTTTCCAGTGGTATCAGTTCCTAGGGCAACACTATTAGGTGCTATGGTGATGGTAGCACTAGCACTACCAAGGTTTGAAATTGTTCCAATACCCGTAATATCTCCTAAAAATGTAATATCAAAAGTTGGAACAACAAAATCAAGGGTGTTGTCTGTATCATCATAGGTGACTGTAATTCCGCTTTCTGTGTTGCTAGTAACCATTGCACCAACAGTATCTGCAATTGCCTCAGAAAGCTTAGTATCAATATCTTCTGCAAGGGACTGAATATCCCCAGCAACATCTACAGTGTCAGCATCCTGGGGGTATGGAAACCCATAATTATTTGTACTAGCAGCCATTGATATTCACCTTATTTATTATATCATTTTTTAAATATAAAAAAGCAGGATAGATTTCTCTACCCTGCCCTTTATGTAGTGCTTATTTACTCTACTAGACTTGGTGATCCCTTGTCTGGTCCTATGTTTGCAGATACAAGTGATGTAGCATAGGATAGCAAGGCTCCCCCAAGTGCTAGTCCAACATTAGTCTTCCAATCTACAGAAAAAACATTAAGTGTTCCTGCAGCTCCTAGAACTAAAATAAATTGTGCAAAAGTCTTGAGTGCTCTTTCAGATGCCTCAATCCAAAATTTCTTAGTGAACATTTTGATTCCCTTCTTCGTCGTTTATTATATCATCTATCTGTTCATTTTCGTTTCTATAAAATTGGCTTTGATATTCTGGGGTAGTTCTAAGCCTTACATCTTCATACGCTGCCCCACCAATATATGCGGCTACCACAGCCCCTATAATACCAAATCCTCCAATAGCCAGGGTATCAGCAAGAGATGTTGATTCCCATCTAATAGCAGTATAAATTACAATTCCCATCCCAAAAACCATAGATGCAAAAACTGCTCTTCTTCTCATCTTCCATGATGGATTAGGGTCTATTGGTAACATTAATAAATTTTATCATATTATCTCAATATGAATTATTTTTTTTATTTTCCACAGTAAAAAACATCGGAATTGTAAATCTTTTTCCATTAGTAATTTCTTTTACCCCATGCATATATTCCTTGTCCCCTGGAAAACACACAAAATCCCCTGGAGAAGGTTGAATTTCTAAATTTTGATTTGGAAAATATATTGATCCGCCATCAAAATTATCGTTAATATATATTAATGATGATATGTCATAAAAAGGTGTTCCGTTGGGTGAGCCGTCTGGATGTTCTTTATCTGCATGTGGAGGCTGATTGTCCCCTACATTCCATACAACTATTGAAGAATACGCTGGTTTTAATGATAATGAAAAAGCATTTTCAATAAATATTTTTGATTTTTTTAAATATAAATTTGTTATATCAAAAACTTCTTTATTTTCTTTTTCAATTTGATTGCCATAGCATACTCTGTCTTTCCAAATATCACTATCTTGAGGGCCATTAAAAGATTTTATATTTTTTGAATATTCATATATTAAGTTGATATGGTTTTTTTTAACAAAATTTTTAACATAATATATATTGTCCGATGAATTTCCAAAGTGACCTGATGGTACTAAACTTTTCATTTTTTATTTTTCCTGTATATTTTTTGTAAAATTTAGTGTATCAAGATGTTGAAAATATTTTAGCATAGTTACCACTTTCCTATAGGGCAAGATGCATCGGTTAACCTTGTTTTTAATTTCATAAAACATCCACACTTTGAGCATTGTTTTGTTATTTTTATAAAATGTTCACAACTCTCACAAATAGATATTCTTTTATCTATTTCCATTTTATTATTTGAATATTTATTTTTGTCTAAAATATCAAGTATAGAAACCTTTGCTAACTTTTCTTCTCTTTCTTTTTTTTCTTTTAGATATATTTCCCAATTAGTTTTGTTGTTTTTTTTCACTTACCCTCCCATTGAGAATAAAATGTTTTAATGTCAGAGAGTTCTGGAACTGGCCTTGTTGTTCCAAGTAATTCAAGATTATTTAAAAAATCAAATTTGTTATTAATATTATCTTTTATTACTATTATTGGGTTACTCGTAAGCGCCGAAAACAATGCCGCAAAGTTTTCGTTTACCCAATTTTTATATTTCATAAAAACAATTAGAGATCCATCTACCTTATTTGATGATGACACAGTAACTATTGCTTCGGTTGATCCATCTATTAATGCCAAAGCTAGTGCTTCATCGTTAACATCTACAAAAGTTTCTCCGTTTTTACCATCTACAAAAATATTATTTTCATACTCCATGCCTATTGATGGAACTTTATTGTACTCTTTTATATGTATTGGAGTTGACCCATTTTTTATTTGATCAAAAACCGCCCAATATGGATGATCTTGTTTATAAGGATAAGAACCAACTAAGTAATCATCAATATAAACATCAGCAACTTTGTCTAATATATCTAATTGTTTAATTATATAATTTTTCATATTACTCCTTTCTTAAAATACATTATAGCCTACATCAAAAAGTTAAACAACTCTAACATGACTCGTAGCCACAAGATAACCCGAAATAGCAGATTGATGCCCCGTTGCTACAAACGCAATATTCACCAACACCTATGTTATTTATGAATGTGCTGCATGTGTTACTAGGTGGTGGAGGTGGTGGAGGTGGTGGAGGTGGTGGAGGTGGTGGAGGTGGTGGAGGTGGAGGTGGAGGTGGTGCAACGTATTGATAGTAATTATAGTTAACTGATGATCCTATGGCTACGCCAGTTCCTGAAACAGGACTTTGACTAATTACTTGTTGATCAATAGCTGAATTTGATGTTGATGTTGAAGTTTGAGTACCCACAACAAGCCTTTGGTTTGTTATTGACAGATTAGCATTAGTCCTTGTAAGTCCAACAATATTTGCTACCGCTGAGACTGTTGAATAAATAAAACCCGCCATAGTGGGAATCATGCTACTAAGCCACCAACAGCAACCCAAGTGTTTGTTGCACGCTTAATAAGGGTGCAACCAGCCCACTGACCAATAAGTTTTAAACCAACATAGGAGTTCACAGTCACACCAGCAGCACCAACAATTGTTGTTTGACCAGTTCCAGTCTGTAAAACAAAAATAGATGTTCCAACTGTAAAAGCAGCAGAAGCATTTAAGGGAATAGTTAGATTATTTGCAGAACTTGAATTCATTTCAACTATTTTTCCCCCATCTGTTAAAAGCAAGGTATATGATGCGCTAGAGGTAGTTGTTGCAACAGTTAAAGTTGGAGAAGTTATTGTTGGAGAGGTTAAAGTTTTATTTGTAAGAGTTTGGGTTGACGTTGTACCAACAACATCACCAGATACTCCATGAACTCCTGTTGATAAGTTAGCATGTGTAACAATATCTGCAGCAATATCTGTTAGGTGTCCTTCTATTCCTCCAGGGGCTCCAGTACCATTATAATCTGTTCCATAATGATAATCAGTAAAAGCCTGAACAATATTGGCATCGTCAGTTTGCTCAGGCACACCTGTATCATAATTGGTTGTAAATGCATTAGTTGCTGATATGTTCTGGGCCATATATTCTCCCTATTTATTATATCACTAAGCAAGTAGTGAAAGAGTTATGTGAAACTTAGCATTACTTTCAGTAACTACCGACCAAGATCCAGATATATACTTCATTGCATAGAAAGTAATAATAATTTTATTTGTTCCAGAGTTTACTTCTATGCCATATACCGTTGTTAATATTGGAGTATTTAATAACTGGGGGGTAATAGAAACATTTATGTTTGTTGCTGTTATATCTGAAATAGAATATTCATTAAAAGCAGTTGCAATAGGAACTTCATAATTAAATATACCCGCACTTGCACTTAATCCAGGGTCGTCAGCTAAACTAACAGTTTCACTAAATATTGAGGGTTTTAGGTTTCCAATTTTTTCCCAGTTGAAACCACCAGCACCGTCAGGAAGGTATTGATATATATATCCCTCTGTCTGCCCTTGACTTTCTCTAATAAAAAGATCATTGGGAAGGATAGATGTTAGATTTGCTGACGCACTATTGGGATTATCAAATCCACTAAAAATTAAACTTCCTCTATCCCCCGTGGCCCCTGTTTCTAATTGAATAACAATGTTTTGAGGAGGACCTATTACAGAAATATCAGGATTATTAAGAAGAACTTCTACGCTCATGTTACTCTTCCACTGATATCGTTTGTAACTGAAAGTCCTCCCGCTACTAAAGTGAAAGTACTTGATGCACTTCTAATTTGAACGTCATAGACATAAGATGTACCTTGAACAAGAGATTGTCCATTTTCACTAGATATTGTACAAGCGACATAAGAGCTTTCATTGTTAACAGATACATCTCCATTAAATACAAAAGTATCAGTAGCTCCAGCACGGGAGGCTACTGTAAATTTTGAACTAGCAGAAGGGTAGTTAGTTAAATTAAAAGCTGTTCCATCTGCATTTTTGGGTTGAATTACAAATTCATATGTATCTCCACGATAATATAAAATGTTAAAAGTTGCAGGAAATCCCATATTAAAATTATATCATGTTGTCAAGGGGATGCTGAAAAATATGGAATTCTAATTACTTTGTCACCAAGTCGGGCCAATAAGTAACCTTCGGGAACAAGTTGTTTTAATTCTGAATAATTCATTACACTAGCTGAAGACAATACAGAGCTTTCTTCATCAAAAATAAAAGCACCATTAATGCTTATGTCAGCTTCTATTAAAAGATCACTCAGTTGTCTTTTTGCCATATTTTATTATACCCTTCCTGAAAAAAGAGGTGGGAGTTAACCTCCCACCCCTCATAAATTAACCTACAACTACAACGCGATATGCGTTGGATGATGGTGCTACTGCAAATGAAACAGTAACGGTATTTGCATCAGTTCTTACAACATCAGTTTCCACTGTGTCATAGGTTGCGTTGTCATATACGTTAACTGTTACATCTCTTGTTCCCAAATTATGAACAACCGCAAAAGATGTTGCCGATGCATTTCCAACACTTGCTGCAACTTTACGAGAAATAGCTCCGTAATTTGTTCCATCATTAGTGAGTGTCCATTGATCATTTGTCTCATTCCAAAGAATTGAAACATTTGTACTTGTTCCTCTTTCAACTTCAATGCCAGAGTTCTCTGTGGGAGATCCCGTTACATTAGAATTCAAAATGATTGTATTATCTGCTAGCTGAATAATTTCAGTATTTACATATGTTGCAGATCCACTAATTGTTAGATCTCCACCAACAGTAAGATTTCCAGTAACAGAAACGTTATCTGGAAGACCAATCGTTACTGTAGCCCCTTCTCCAGATCCAGAAACTTCAATTTCATTCGCAGTTCCAGAAACAGAAGCAATATAGTCTCCAGTGGTATCAGTTCCTAGGGCAACGCTGTTGGCTGCAATGGTTGTTACCATAGATGCACTTGCACTACCGTCAAATGATACGGTTCCTGTTACATCTCCAGTTAAAGCAATAGTACGGGCTGTTGTGAGAGCAGCTGCAGTACCAGTTGTGTTTGCATTAATGGTTGCTGGTAGGCTTACTGTTATAGCACCTACAGATGCAGAGACATCAATTTCATTAGCTGTTCCCGTAAGAGAAGACACTGCAGACTGTGAATCAATTGCTAGATTAAGAGTGATGTCGGATGCACCACTAAATGATGCACTTCCACTTGCACCACCAGTAACTGTAATTGTTCTTGCTGTTTGTAGTGCAGTGGCGGTTGCCGCATTGCCACTTGTGTTCGCATTAATGCTATCTGGTAGGCTTAACGTTACGTTTCCAGCAGATGCTGAAACAAGAACCTCACTAGCTGTTCCAGTTAAAGCAGTGACACCTGTGTTGCTAATTTGTAGAGTGTTTGCACCATCGTTGTATGAAAGACCTATTCCGCTTCCAGACTCTAATAGTGTATCAATGTAGTCCTCAATTTCTTCTTGAGAACTACCTATGTTTGCCCATGTTGCTCCAGTCCAAACCTTAATCTTTGAATCTACTGTATCGTAGTAGACCTGACCAGTGCTTGGGGTACTTGGGGCCGTGGCAAGGTTCTGAATAGCTGCATTCTGCAGTTCTAGTTTATTCAGATCAATTGGTGTTAAAAATTTCTTAGCCATTTTTTATTTCCTTCCTTTCTTTCATGATAAATACGCCTTTCCAGTAAATCCCCCAGAGAAGGTCGCAACGACTGTATTTTCATCGGGGTAAGAATAATCTCCTTCAACTACTGATCCAGCAGAATCAACTATAGTTATATTTGGTATAAACTGTAGTCCGTGAACTATTGTCCAAGTACTAGAAGATGTTGATTGAGTGTGAACATAGGATAAGTCTGAGTACAGAACCTCTCCTGCCGCACCTGCCGCACCTGCAGGGCCTTGAGGACCGCTTGTTCCTATTTCTACAACTACTGGACGAGAATCTACTTGCAAAGCTATTGCACTAGAATCTATTTCAATAACATTAAGTTTTGACTCAACAATATGTACCGTTCCCGTTGCCATTACTTAGTAACCTCAGCAGTTACTATAAAATTGCCTTGAACAAGTCTGTAAACATTTTCTGAAGTATAAATTTCTAAATCGTAAACATAATTTCCAGGAACAAAATCTTTAGTAAGTCCTGGTTGAATATAAACATTTATTGTCCCTGCTGATCCACCAGTATAGATATTTGCTGAGGCTGTTGAGCTATCTAATCCAAGAACAAATCCTTGAGAATAATTAAACTCTCTAATTTGTAATCTAGCATTGTATCCCGTTAAATTTATAGGAGTTTCTTCAAGTTTATAGGTAAGCGTGCGTGAGAATGTGCTCCCTTGAGGGCATACAAGATTTAATTTGCCTGGAATCATTGGCACTCCTCTTTATTTATTCTAACTATTTAAATTATAACATTAGTTATTGAGGTGCCAGACGATGTGGTCATCTACTTTTTCTCTTACTTCATGGATATCGCCTTGCATTGCGACTTGATTTTTCTCTATTCTATTTGCAACATCTCTTAGACTAGACCCCCCATTTGGGTGAAGTTCTTTATCAATTTTATCTAATCTATCTGTAAGTTTTTTAAAAAACACTCTATGAAGTATTGCCAATGCTGCTGTGATTGCTATGACTGCCCCAGAGATCTGACCAAGGAATAAAATAAGTTCATCAATTTGCGGGGTATTCATATATTCAGTTGTCTCCTAAATTTAACAAATATGTTATAAACTAATTTTAACACATTTTTTTTATGCATATTGACACGTTATCAACAATAAAGTATAATGTATTTATAACTACTAGGATGGGAGTTTTATGAAGACTATGGAGAAAATAAAAGAACAAACACTAAAGACTACCGACCGATGTGATCGTTGTCAATCTCAAGCCTTTGTTATTGTAAAAGGAATTGAGGGTGACTTAATTTTTTGTGGTCATCACTTTACAAAATACGAAGAAGCATTATATAATTGGGCATACGAAATAATTGATGAACGAGAATTTATTAATGCAAAACCACAATCAAGTGCATAATTAAAATTGATCAGTAGCTCAACGGCAGAGCAACGAGCTGTTAACTCGTAGGTTGTAGGTTCGAATCCCACCTGATCAGCGAGGGCAGGCAGCGACTCCACCCACCCATCCCCGCTGTCTGCCCCACATGCCTCAATAACTCAGTTGGCAGAGTGTCATACTTGTAATATGAATGTCGGCGGTTCGATTCCGTCTTGAGGCTCTAGTATAATTTGATAGGAGGAGATATGCCAACATATACATATAGCTGTGCAGATTGTGGTCCAATGGAGTTCTTTCAGCCAATGGACGATGAGGCATTGACAGAATGCCCAAGATGTGATAGCCTTAACTTTTATAAAACATTCAATAAAATTGGTGTTCAGTTTAAAGGAAAAGGTTTCTATTCAACAGACTCGAAAGGTAAGTAATGGAAAATCGTAGTGAAGTGTATCATTACTCTCAAATAGCTTTACAACAAATTGAAGAGTTAAGTAATACATTAGATAGACTATCTACTTTGGTAGACCATAGATCTTTCTCTGATGATGCAATTAATGATTCAAAAACAAATCTATACTTGATGAGGACTAGAATCGGTGTTGTATCAGATATTAATGAATCATTGACAATTTGATGCCTGCCCTTGTAGCTCAGGGGAGAGAGCGGAGAACTTCTAATTCTAAGGTCGCAGGTTCGATTCCTGCCAAGGGCACAAAACACATATATAATAGTTGCAAGGGGCTGAAATAGATTCGATTCTATTCGGAAATCACTCTGGCAGTCAAAATTAAATATAAACGGAAAATGTAAAAACTCCTACGCTCTCGCTGCATAAACAAGTCGCAGAAGAGCCGCCTTTTAGACAGGTGGGAACAGAAGTCTAGTGTTAGAAAAACAATTCTAGCAATTGCAGGTCGGAAACCAAATTGCTAAAAAAAAATGCAATACAACGCTAGTGCATGACTGTAACTAGAGAAAATGGAAGATAGAAGACCAGGGTGCGATTCCCTGCAGCTCCACTTAGAGAATGGATAATTGTGAGAACAGTACTAGATCATGGATATATTCGTACAGTAAATACCATGGGTAGCGATTTAGATGTTGTTAATGCTGCCCGTGTTTCCTTTGATAAAGAAGCAAATGAATTATCTGAGAAAGATCATAAGCTAATTAGTTATCTTGTCAAGCATAAGCATGATGCTGTGTTTAGACATTGTGCTATGACTTTTGAAGTATACGCTCCGCTTATGGTCGCTAGGCAATGGTACAAACATGCCGTTGCTTCTAGTCATATTGAAGATCAAATGGGATGGAATGAATCTTCTCGTAGATATGTAACAGAGAATGAGCAATTTTATATACCCGCTGTTTCTGAGTGGAGAGCTGCCCCTGATAATAAAAAGCAGGGTAGTGGCGATGTTCTAAATCAATACTATGGTGCAAAGTACACAAGAAGAATGCAACTGCTTGTAAAAGAAGCACACGACCTATATCTAGAGGCTTTAGCAGATGGTGTGGCTCCTGAGCAGGCCAGACTTTTACTCCCCGCATATTCGATGTATGTTCGTTGGAGATGGACTGCAAGTTTAAATGCTCTTCTACATTTTATTTCTTTACGACTTGACGCACACGCACAACAAGAGATACAATTATATGCTGATGCTATCTTTCATGAAGTTAAAGATGCATTTCCTATCACTACGACAGAATGGTTATTAAATAGATGACAAATCATATGACAGTTGACGAATGGGTACAATACGGACTTGACCTGGGGTATGCAGATAGCTATTGCTACTTACATGATTCATCTCCTATGACAGATGAAGAAGAAGAGGAATATGTAGTAGAGGGTGGAGATCCTTGCATTCCTACTCTACGAGTTTGGTTGGATCAGGAACAAAATCTTCCTTCTTCCCAATCCCCCAATATTCAACAGCTAATCCCTTTTGAATAAGAACATCATTTAAGCATTCATTGGATTCTGCGAAATAAACTTTCGCAAGATATCTACCAAACTTTTCTCTCTTATCTTTTTCAGATCTAAGAGTAATAAGAGCACCCAATGGACATAAAGCACGAACATAATCTATTGTCTTCTTTCCTAATTCTGTATTTTTTTCGGCGGTATTGATACCAATAAGACGAACACGCTGATATACCCATACATCAAAACCAAGATCAATAGATACATCCATCGTATCCCCGTCTAAGATTCTAACTACCTTAGCTTTATATTCATACATTAGATATCACTGTTCAAGCTACTCATACAAGCTTGACTTGTCATGCCTGCTTTATACCGTTGTCATTAATCTTAAGACGCTTTTGAACTTCCTTGACATCTTTAAGTGTGGTATTACGCTTTGCACCACGATCCCAATCCTGGGAAAGCTCTGTGTGCATACCATCTTCCTTATTCCACCATTCACCATTAGCAAGAATCCTATGACCATCTGCAGTCTTGTATCGGTCTAAAATGCGGTCTAGAATCGCCATTTCTTCTTTGGTCATGTGTGGCTTACCATCGGCCTTTAAAACATCGTAGCGTAGGTCTACGGCTGTCCCAGATGCATGATTGCTAAAGCCAGTATTGGTGCGTGCCTCACGATATACCCATGAGTCAACTGGACCCTTGTCAAGCTTAAGTCGCTCAGGCATTTCCTTGTGCCAGTCTGCTAGAAAAGCGGCAAAGACGGGGGCAACGCCTCTACGCAGTCTTACAGTACGGTTTGTACCTGGAATCTTCATTGTCTTGAGTCGTGGGTCGTTGGCGCTTTTAATTGTGGTCCAACCATTAAGTGATGCTTCCATATATTTCATCTCCTTTTAAGATATATTAAAATTATACATCATTTCGAAAAAAAATTTTCGGCGGCGGCGCAAATAGTACTCACCCTTCCCATCTTCTCTTAGCTATGGATTCACATAGCGAGAATATGTTCATCTGAACACTATACTCGTCTTTGATCCCATTATCTTCATAGCTTTTTCTTTCGAGCGAAATTTCTTCAGCTATTCTATTTCGCCAATATGTTTCCCAAGCTCTTGATTCTGAAGGAGGATTTGTATTTGCAATCATAAATTAATCATATCAGCTGCTTCGCAGCTATGGACCAGAGAATTTTATACCCCCGACTTATGATATATATGCTCTATATATAATGTATGTGATAAGTATCCAGAGAATGATCATTGGTTTATTATACCTATACCCCGATTTTTATAGTTTATGTAGCATATAAGCAACACTAGCTGTCTTTATGTATCGTATGTGATACTTTATACCCTCGTTATCAAAATGTTATATTCCAATATCTACCCGATTTTAATAATTTTTTATATGAGCTATAGGGCATTTTCCAATTTTGAACAAATTTTAATATTTTGCGAGGGTGTACGATGCGGAAATTTGAGAACTTGTCAAGTTTTTATTAGTGCGCCCATAAATGGGAAGTGGGGAGGTTATTCCTCCCACACCTCTCCTGTATATTGTTCCCATTCTGGAATTGTCATGAGTCCTTTGTATTCCTCACATTGTGAACAATAAAAAAGATTCGTTAGGGTATCACAAAATACGCAGATTTTCATATCTATTTCTAATTCGTCAAAGACATCTAGTCTTTTTACAGGAATTGCGATAATCATTTTGCCTCCCATGTATAAGGGTATTCACCAGTAGGTAATTCATCAAATGAGCACCCCGCGTCTAATGCATTTTGGTAATCATTGTTTGCTTGGAATTCTGCACATTGGTCTAGGGCATCTACTCTACCCGCAAGAAAAATTGTGCCTATCATAAATAAAATAAATGCAACGCTAACAACACGCTCACCGCGTTTAGTCAATTTCATTCTGCTATCTCCATTGCTGACATTGCCCAGCCCGTATTAGAGCAGGCTTCTAGCGTACCGTTAATGATTGCGATTAGCGTTTCCTGACTACGGCATTCATAAGTATAGTCATGCACTAAGCCTGAGTTTACTTTGACTGTCGTTATCTTTACCGATTGCATTTTATTTCCTTTGTTAGTTGGTATGGTGTAACCCTATCATAGGGGACTGACATTTAGAGTCTTTCGCACCCGTATGCCTCTAAGCAATATTGGCATTCATTCTCTTCACACTCTTCGCACCACATTGCGGGGGTATGGTTTCTGCATAGTTCGCACTTGACTACGCCTGCGTCAATTAGATTGAATTCTTTAATGTTGATCATTTTCTTTCTTCTTTCTTTTGTTTCTTTATCTTATGTCTGTAGACTATCACGGGGGTCTGACATTCAGTACCCTGCGTGCCCTATATGTCCGTTTTCATTTAATAAATTATTGTGTTGTATATCACATGAAATAGACTTGACAAAGTTGGAAAAGCGGGGCGCTCCGCCCCTCTATGCTTGTTACGAAGAAGCTAAAAAACCCCCAGAAAACTGATGCGATGTCAGACCCCTCTGGTAGGTTTGC